GGTTTGCTAATGGATTGTCTAGCAATAAGTTATAAACTTGGTCTTTTTTTGTCAGCTTATCTTTTTTCTCATAATAAGCTTTTTTGCTAGTTTCGCTGTTTCGTTGGTAAGCTTCGTATTCTAGTTTTAACTGCATCATTTCTCCTTTTTTTAGGGTGGTGGATTGGCACTTTTTACGTTGTCTAAACCTTAGGGGAAGTTTTCAACAAACCAACCCACCGAGAGAAAATGATTGTTTTCGATTCGAAGTTAACATAACAAAAGAAAAATAACTATCAATTTCTCACCCTGATTCGATTTATAATTATTTTGATTTGATTTGCAATAGTAAATATTAGAAAATTCTATAATTAGGTGTAGATAAAGTCAAAAAAGCTAGGTTTTATGCGATAAATAAACGCTTGTATTACACAACCATTTTGATAGATTATTCATATGTTAAATAAATTAAAACAAACAAAACAGGGAGAGAAAATGAAAACTAAAAAAATACAAGCTGGTGTTTATCAAATCACTACTAATAAAGATATTTACAAAGTAGAACAAAATGATGAATTGTTTGATAAAGGTTGGGAAATTTTTAGTAAAAATGGAAGAGAAGATATAGCATCAACTTTATCAGAAGCAAAAGAATTTATACAATTAATAGAGGGGAGAGCATAATGAACGAAACTGTAACAAGAATTAAATTTAGAACTAAAGTCAAAGAATATAAAAATTACATTGTATTCAAATCTATTTTAGATAATGACTATGAAGTTTGGGATTACACTTTTAGAACACCTACAACTTGGTTATGTGGGATATTAACAAACTTAGATGATGCTGAAACTTTTATAGATAAATGTATAGCTAATAATAAAAAAGCTAGAGAGGAGTTAGCATAATGATAAAAGATAAATACGGGATTGAAATAAAAGTTGGAGACTTTGTTTTGTTAGACACAATGCAAGGTAGAGAATATCCAAATATGTGTTCAGGACAAATGGTTCAGATAAAAAAACTTGGTAAGAAAAGAATTTATTTTGATAGAGGAATGACAAATCTTTACCAAGCAAATTTTAATCATATAACTGCTTACAAATGCGTTGGTCAAAAAACTGTAGATGGTGTAAGAAAACTTTTGATGGTTAGAAAAGCCACTAACAAACAAGTATTAAAATATGAGTTTGCAAATACAGGAAGAGGAGATGCTGAGTTGAGACGTATGCTATTAAAAAATATAGTATATAATTATAAAAATAAACATTCTCATTACTCAATGGAAAATAAAGCTTGGTGTCCAAATATTGTAAGTGTTATAGAAGGGAGAGCATAATGATTGTATCAATAATCAAATGTAAAGCTAAAGATTGGGAAAGCCAATTTAAAAAAGAATTTGGGGGATTACCCTCAGATACTACGTTATCTGACGTAGTTAAACATAAAGGTTCTATGATGGGAAACCACGTAGATTCTTTTATAAAGGAAAGAGCAAATGGCGGAAAAACAATTTGTTCAAGCAACGACTCTAAAAAAGTTGAAAGAAGCAATCAAGAAACATCAAGTGGAGAAAAAGAAAATGGCTAATGGCCAGCTTGATATTTATTTGAATCAACTTCATAGATCACGTTTGAATATGATGAGAGCAAGTTAAATATAATAGGGAGATAAAATGAGAGTAAAAATGATGATTGTTATAGTGGCTTCTTTGACCTTATTGCAAGGGTGTGCCACATATAAGCCGATAATAGACTCAAATGGTCAATCGGGTACGTTTAATGAAAGTCAAGCTAAGAACATAACTAACGATCTAATGCTTTGTAAAAAGTTAGCCGAAGATAATACAAACACTTTAGTTGAAACAGGTAAAGCCGTTTATAATGTATGGTGGAGAGCAAGTACATTATGGTTATCTGATAAGTTAGAATATAAATATCCAAAAATTTATAAAAACTGTATGAACAATAGGGGGCATAGTGTCGTTAATTAAACTTAATACTTTATCAAAAGAGCAACTAAAAAAAGTTAGAATTGATCAAATCGATTTATCAGGAAGATTAAAAAGAATTTTAATTGATGGTTATAAAACTCATTATAATTCTGAAGAATATGATCTTCCACCTATAAAAAATTTAGGACAATTATTAGAAGTGGTTAATAAAACAAGAGATTCTGTTTTTTTAAGAATACCTGACTTTGGCAAAAAGTCTCTTAAAGAACTTCATCTTTTATTACACCATTGTTTTCCTGATGATTTTGTAGGAATTGGAAGTCTTAAAGCAATTTACACTTTTAAAGAATAAATTAAAAAAGGAGAAAAAATGATAACAGATAGTGGAGTAAGAAAAATGAGTGTAATCAAACAAAGATTACGTGCTTGTCTAGCAACTATGAATGGTGCTAGTCAAAATGAACAGGAAGTTAAGTTCCAAGAGTATATTGGTATTAGACTAAGGCAGAGAAGAATAGAACTAGGATATACTCAAACTCGTATTGCTAATGCTTTAAATTGTACATTTCAGCAGATACAAAAATACGAGAAAGCTACTAACGGAATGTCTTTAGTAAAGTTTGTTAAGTTCTTAGAATATACCAATACAGATTGGTCATACTTCTACAGACCACTTAATAAGCTAGGAAAGAAAATATATTTAAATGGGGGTTCTAATGACTAAAACAGTAAAATTAGAAAATGGTCATACAATTACGTTTGATGAAGATAAGCACGTTTATATCCATAATAACGAATATGTAGTTGGTATGAGTACCCTTTTAGGTAAATTAGCTAGTCCAGCATTAGAAGCTTGGAAAGTTAATAGCCAAGTAAATGCTATAAAAGTAGAAATGGAAAAACAGGGTATTCCATTAGATAAAATAGATAAAATTATCATTAATGCTAAAGCTTCAGCAAAAAAGAAAAATGATAATATTTTAAGTATAGGTTCTATCGTCCATAAGTTAGTAGAGAAATGGCTTAAAGGTGAACAGGTTACTAAACCTGAAGACCCAATAGTTGCTAACTGTTTTATGGAGTTCCAAAAGTTTTGGAAAAAGAATAAGTTAAAAGTAGTTGAGTCGGAAAAGATACTTTATTCAGAGAGAGGATATTGTGGAACTTTAGATTTAGTCGCTAGTGATAAAGAGAATAATTTATGGCTTATAGATGTTAAAACTTCTAAAGGTTTATTCTTAAATATGGTTCATCAAGTACACGGATATAAATTAGCTTACGAAGAACAAACAGGTAAGAAAATAAATAAGATGTACATAGTAAGGTTGCCTAAAACAAACGAACCTTTTGAAGCTAGGCAAATACTATACAAAAAAGATCATATGAAAGCTTTTCTTGGTTTATTAAGTTGTCATAAATCAGAACTGCTTTTTAATGAACAAATGAGAAAACTAAAACAAACACAAACTAAAAGGAAACGATAATGTATAATAAAAATAAATACGATATGCCTTTTTGTGGTTTAAGCTTAAAGCTTTACCCAACAGGTAAAAAAAGTCCAAGCTATGAATATTCAGCGATAGCAAGTAAGCAGAAATTTATTTGTAGTATAACAAAAAGAAAATATAGCTTATCACAAGTAAATGATTGGTTTAATACACCTGAAGTTCAGAAGTATCATAAAGCTGGTTATGAGTTAAAATATATGACTAAAGAACAGACAGCTAACCAACCATCTAAATATGCTACAAGTGACCAAGAGCAGATATTCTGTTTAGTTATGGTTAAACCTTATAAACCTAGAAACATAGACGGAATGAAACCGATAGGAGAGTCAGTTCCAAGATATACTGAACAACCAATGACACAAGCCCAACCATCAGCACCCGATAATGCTGTGCCTGTTGAGTTATCTGACCTTGATGATGAAATACCATTTTAGTCTATGAGTGATATTGAAACTAAAGCAATAGAAAAACATAACGTAATGCTTAAAGAGCATTTACAAGATCAACAAAACACCATTGATAGATTACAGACTATGAACAAGTCTCATAAAACTATTAATGGTCAGTTGAGGGTTACTAATACTAGACTCAGAGAAGAAAACAATAAACTTAGAAATGAGATACAATCTTTGCGTCAAAAGATACAAGATGACCAAGACCTTATAAAAGACTTATACGAATACCCATAGGAGATATGATGAACCAAGATTATTTGAAAGTAGATACTAAAACTTTAATGAATGAACTTAGACAATTAACAATAGCTGAGAATAATTTTTATAAGCTTTATCTAAATACAGATACAGAATTAAAAGAACTTCACGCTAGATTGTATAAGCAATATAAATTAGGTAATGAAAAAAAGACTCAGGAACAATTAAAATCAGAAATAATATTAGACCCTGATTATCTAAATATGAAAAGATTAAAAGACGATTACGATATTAAATATCATCAAGCTAAAACAGCTTACCAAAACAAAGTAACTGAAATATCTTTATTACAAAGTGAGTTAAAAAGAGAGTTATCGTTTTTTGCAAAGGAGAGTAAATGACTAAACTATACTTAGATACTAATGGTCATTATCAAAAGGTAAAAGAAGATAAGATTGAGTGGAAGTCTATAATTGCTAAGACTC